GTCTTCGGGCAGTGCTCGGCGAGGTACTCGGCGAGCTGCTTGCGGGGGTGAGCGATCGCCATCGGTCAGCCCACCACGGGGACGCCCCGCTTGGGGCGGATGATCTGCTTGACCATCCAGTCGAGCGGGTAGGGCCGCAGCTGGAAGGTGTCCTCACCCTCGGCGCCCGAGGGGTCGACGGTGGCCGCGTTGAGCAGGTTGCGGGCTTGCATGAGTTGGCCGTCCTTGTAGTTCGCCGGCACGCGGGCGCCGGCCGCGAGCTTCGGGGCGTGCTCGTCGATCTGCTGCCGTGCCATCTCCAGCACGCGCCAGAGGCGGAGGTCCGAGAGGGCCTCGGCATCGGACCATTCCGCTCGCGCGCTGTCGAGGGTGTGCCATCCGCTCGCGTCGTCCTGCACGACGAGGTAGACCGGCGCGAGGCGTTCGCGGTGGTCCGGGCCGACGAGGGTGATGGTGAGAGTGTGGAGGCCGGCCTCGTTCAGGACGCTCGCGTCGTTCGGCCATTCGAGAACGACCGTCTGCTCGTCCTCGAACGTGACGAGGAAGTCCGACGGCACGATCTCGCCGTCGAAGGTGCGGAGGACGACCTCTGTGTCCAGTGCATCGAACGGGGCGAGGTCGATGGGCTCGCCCGCGCGGGCAGGCTCGATCACGAGGTCTTCCGCGGGGATGTCCCCGACGTAGTACGCCATGATCGAGCCTGCCCTTCTGGTTGGTGACGGTTACGGGGTGTACGGGGCGACGTCGACGAACGCCTCGGGCATGTGGACCTCGACGAGGCCGGCGGCGAACATGTTGGTGTCCGTGCCGCCCTTGACGGTGTCGGGCGCCTCGACGCGAACCGGCGCGCCGGGGAGTCGGCGGAGGGTGGCGGCGGGACGGGCGCCGACGAGCACGTGGCCGGCGTCGATGCTCGCGTGGGGCCGGAACGTGAAGCCGACACCTTCGAGGGCGCCCTCTTCGAGGCCGAGGGCCGCGTTGAGGTAGGCGAGCGCCTCGTTCTTGGGGGTCTTCATGATCTGCTTCCAACCGGCGAGGTCGAGCAGCGCGAAGGTGGGGATCGCGCCCGCCTGAACGACCTGGGCGGCGCCGTCGATGAGGGCGGACATCGCCGCGCTGATCGTCAGGGCGCTGGGGTCGTCGGCCTCGACATCCGTCGCCTCGGCGAGGAGCGCGGCGAGGACGAGGGCGTCCTCCCAGCGCTTGTGCCCCTCGGCCATGGCCTTCCAGTAGCTCTCGAAGTAGCCGGGGGTGTTGAAGAGCTTGTGCTCGATCGCGTGGTCGTGGCCGCCGGCCCAGAGGTCGGCCTCCGCCTCGAACGGCTCGGTGGTCGGGCTGTTGGACGGGATGTTCGTCTTGTTGCCCGCCCAGGTTCCGCCGTTGGGCTTGGTGACCCAGCGGAAGCCCGTCACCTTCTTGGCCGTGAGGTTGTCGGCGGATGCGATGAGCGGCGCGACGAGCTGCTTGTACTCGACACCGTCGTAGAGCTCACCGATCCACTGGGGGACGTTGTTGTAGGGCACGGGGGCGCCGGCCGCGTCGTAGGTGATGTCGTTGAGGGCGGCGAAGAGGTTCGCCTGCCCTCCGACATGGAACTGGCCGTCGAGTCGCGCCATCATGACGTCGGTGGCGCGGCCCTCGCGGTACGCCTCCATGATGGCGAACATCTCGCGGGCGGTCGGGGCGGCCGGGGCCTCGTGGGGGGCCTTGGCCATCAGGGTGCTCGGTGCAGTGGCCACGTCGGCCTCCTCCTCCTCGTTTTCCTCGGCGTCCTCGGCCGAGGTCTCCTCCTCCGTCACGGTCGTGACGGTGGTCGTCGTGCTGCCGTTCTCGGTCTCCTCGGTTGTGGTCTTGGAGTCCTCGACGAGGCGCCAGGTTCGCCCTTCGTCGTCGGTGTATTCGGTCTCGTAGTGGTAGGCGCCCTCGGTATCGCTGGCCATGAGGACGGCGGACGGGAACGCGCCGCGATCGACGAATGCGGCGCCCGTGAGCTTTCCGGCGATCGCCTTGCCGGCCTTGATGACGATGTCCTTGACCTCGGCGGACAGCGCCATGGGGACGCCGGCCTTGCGGCGTTCCTCGATGCGGGCGAGGAGCGCGTCGCCCTCCGGGTTCTTGCCGATCTTGAACGAGGCGACGACGCCGGCCGGGGTGTCGGTCGCGGTGAGGAACCGGGCGCGCGGCTCAACCTGCGAGTGGTTCTCGTTGGCCATGAGCACGGAGACGTCGGCGGGGATGTCGATCTTGTGCGCCTCGACGGCGAAGCGGCCGAGGTTGGTTCGCCCGACCTCGCCGTACGGCAAGAGCATGCCGGAGACGACACGCTCTTCGAGGTTCGCGAAGAGATCGCCGGCTTCGATCTTCGCGTCGGTCATCGCTGGGCCTTCCCTGCGATGTGCTCGGTGAACTTGCGGCGGGCGGCGGCCCATTCGCGCTGCGCCTTGCCGAACGCGGCCTGGGCCTTGTTCCACTTGGCGCGGGCGGCTCGGAGCTCCTCGCGGGGCGTCTTCCCGCCCCGCGAGCTCTTCGGCTCCTCGGCGTCGAGCTCGTCGTCCAGGTCGAGCTCGTCGTCGACGGTGGTGTTATCGGTCATGTCAGTCCTCCGTGGGAACGCCCGTGGAGACGGGCAGGTTGTAGGCGGCGTACTTGTCGAACCGCACGCGCTGGCCGCGCGGAACGCAGTTGTCCTGGCTGAGTGCGCCCTCGATGGGGTCGCTCCAGAACGGGACGTCGAGCTCGTAGAAGAGGTTCTTCTCGCCGTCCTTGGTCGTGTAGGTGAGCGAGTCGATGCCGATGGTGCCGTCGAGCATCGAGGCCCGGATGTTGACGTAGGAGCCGACGTCCGTGCGGATGCCGTTGCGTGCCTCCTGGAAGAGCTCGGGCTTGATGTCGCCGTGTACGACGAGCTCGATGCCGGGAGGCGTGAAGTTGACGGCGCCGTTGGGGTCGCGGCGAGCGGCGGCCCACGCCTTGACGTAGGCCTCGACCTCCTCCTGTGTGAGGTTCGAGTCGTCGGTGACCTTGAGCTCGACCAGCGGGATGGGGTTCCGCATGCGGCCCGTCCAGGCGTTCTCGGTGTCGATCGCGCCGCGGAGCGTGCGGTTGCCGAGACGCAGGAGTCCCTCGAATGGCGGGTTGAAGAGGATGATCTCTTCGTCGGGGATGTCTTGCTCGTCCACGAGGATGTGGCCGTCCGTGACGGTCCACTTGTCGATCGGGCAGCGCTCGGCGGCGAGAATCGGGCGCCGGCCGTCCTTGTCGGCAGCACCTCGCTCGACCACCCAGAGCGACGCGCCGTAGAAGATCACGTCGTCGACCGTCCACGCCATGCGGTCGTATGGGGACTCGGTTCCGTTCGTGCGGTAGAGCCACGGGTGCTGGCGAGTGGTCTCTTCGTCGGTGCCGTCGTCGTTGCGGCGGAATGCTCGCAGGGGCCACGGCGCGATCGTCGAGACGAGCAGGTTGCGGGCCTTGGAGACGGCGGGGATGCTGATGGCCTGCTCGCGGGTGAGAGGCAGGGCCTCGAAGACGTCTTGGCCGATGAGGTCGGACCAGATGATCGCCGAGAGGGAGCCATCCGCCCACGGGCTGCGGACGCCGAGGTTGAACGTCGAAGCGATGCCGCGGAAGCGGTCGCGGCCGATGCCCAGCCGGTCGAGGATTCCCATGTCGACCGATCATCCGGAGAACCCGGACGGTTCACGCATCGGCGGCGTGTCGCTTCTCCCAGAGGCGGCGGGGTGCGGCCGCGTCGTGCGGGTCCACGTCGTGCACCCGCTGGAGGTGTCCCTCACTCGCGAGGTACGCGCCTCGCTGATCGTCGGCGAGGCGGAAGGCGAACCAGTGCGGGCACTCCGTGCAGGTCACGAGGATGCCGCCTGCTGAGCGGTCGAACGCGGTGGGCAACTTCATGGTCTAGTCCTCGATCGGTCGGAGCCCGCTGCCTGAGCGGGCGAAGTGCTGGTCCCAGTTGCGGAGAGCGCGCGTCGCCGCGTCGAGACACGTGATGTCGGCGCCGGGCTCGGCGGGTGTCCAAAGCCAGATGCCCTGGTCGTTGCGAACTTCGCGCTTGCCGGCGACGGCGACCGCCGCGTCGAGGCCGATCTGCGAGGAGTGCCGCAGGGTGCCTCGCTCAAGATCGCGCATGATCCGGATGCACCCGGCTGCCGTCTCGCGGTAGGTCTGCACGCGGAGCCGAGGCTTGGGGCTGAGCACCTGGGCTTCGGTCGCGGTCGCCTTGCCTTCCGCGATGTCGTCGTAGGCGATCGTCGAGCCGCGGTAGCGCTGCGTGAGCTCCTGCATCCGCTTGGGCAACCAGGCAGTGCCTGACCGGTGCTCGATGACCTCGACGTAGGCGACGCCTCGGGAGTTGCGCCATGCTGCACAGATCGCGGCGGTGCTGCCGCCGGGCTTGATCGCGAGCCCGAACGCGACGCGTGGAGGCCGTGCCGGCTTCGAGGCGAGAGCGCCGGCCTCCCAGAGTCCCGCGTCGATCGCGCGCGTGCCGAAGGTTTCGGGCCAGAGCGAGAGGTACTCGCGCGCCCACTGCGGTTTGCCGAGCTTGCGCCAGTTCTTGCGCATCTTCTCCTCGGTGGTGAGGGTGCCGACGCCCGGATGCACGGTGAGCAGTAGCGCGATCGCCGCGTCTTCGTTCTCGACGACTTCCCACGGTGTGTCCTCGGGAGCGCAGTAGTCGACGCCGCCGATGTCGGGATCGCCGGAGCGCAGTTTGTCGATGCGCTCCCAGAAGATGCCGGCACGCGCCTCGCCGGTTGTCCCCGAGATCACGAGCGTCGCGCCCTCCTTGGTGTCCTGGAGCGGCACGATGCCCGCGAGAAGATCGGCGCCCTCTTCGGGGTCTACTTCCTGCGCCTCGTCGATCCAGGAGACGTCACCCGCCTCGCCGCGGTAGGCGTCCGCGTCGGGCTTGAAGCCGAGGAACTGCGATCCGTTGTCGAAGTAGATCCCCTTGCCGACTTCACCCATGAGGATGCGGAAGCCTCGACCCGTCGGCGCTGCATCCTCGGCGCCGAGCTCCTCGCCGAAGAGGGCGATCTGTCGTTGCACCGCCTTGGGCTTCGTGCCGAGGTTGCGACGCCACGGGGGCAGGCCAGCCTCGGGGTCCGGCCACGTTCGGTCGATGCGGGTCTTCCACTCGCGGAGGCGGGCGGTCGTCTTGACGCCGTTCTGCGCCGAGAACGTCACCTGGTAGCCGGGCCGCGACCAGCACCGGCCCAGGCACCACAGGAAGATGGTCGTCGTCTTCGATGCACGCCGCGGCACCTCGACGACGTTCTCGTCGTAGCCCGCGTTGAGCGCGTCGACGAGTAGCAGTTGCTGCGGTTGCAGCGGGAACCTCGGTGGCGACTGCCTCCGCATCTCGGCGATAGTGTCGAGGTCGTCCAGGTCGACGAGCTCGTAGCCCATCAGGCGAGCACCCCGTAGGAACTCCAGCCGGAGCTCGTCGTCGTCGGACAGTTCCCCGCGAAACGCCGGCTCGATCCCGCGCGACCTCACCTTCTCCCACAGGTGGAGAGAGAATTCCGTGCTGCCCTCAGGCGGAGGTACGG